GTGACTAAAGAACGCTCGTTCGTCGATCAGATAGCAGCCAACACGGGTGAAGACCCTGAGCTTGTCAGTCGAGTCATCGAAGAATTCTGCCTTGGACTGCGGCGGTCGCTTGACGAGTACAAGGGAATCAATGGGGACTACATTGGAGAGCAGCTTCATTGGGACATCAGCAATCGGGCTTTTTTCCACCTACTTGGTTTCCTCGACCAGTTCTCGGAAAAATATCAGTGGGAACCAGGCTCGGCGCGTGAATACATCCTGCGCCTATTCTCCGAGGATGACTGGAAGCCGTTCAGTCAGGAATATATCCGCGCCAACTCGTCCGGCAATCAGCACTCCGCTTCTCCAGAAAGCGGTGCACTCGATCAATTTTGCTCAGCGGCATATGCTTGCGCAATGAGCCTGATGAGCAATGCTGACTATGTTCAGAAAGAACTCCCGAATGTCGAGCTGCCCGCAGATATTCGCGCTTCGATCGAGTCTCTATGTTCGGACTGGATTGGCACCAAGCACGATGTCGTCCATGAGCTCGCCGAGTTGAAGGAAAGCACAAACATCGAGGATCGTGTCCGCCGCATCATGGCATGGCTCGGCGAAGATATGGTCAAGCTGCAAGAGCAGGTACGCAAGTTAGAGGCTCTGGCCAGCTCTGACGAACGCTTCAGGTTGGCTTACTTGTTGGTCGGCGAATCGGGTGGAAATATTCTGAGAAGTTTTGTCGCCGCTGGCGAGTCTGCCGATCAAGTGCTTGAAGATCGATGATCTGAGATCACAGGCCGCGAACTAGCCAATTTATTTCAGCCTCTCGGCGACTAACCAACCCTGGCAGCACCTTGCCACCGCCATAGACCCAGCGTCGCAACTCCTGACCTGCGGCAAGCCAGTCCCGCTGATTGATCCGTCGCCGCAAAGTAGAAGTTTGCAATCGCCCTGCACCGAGATTGAAAGTGAAGTCGACGATGGCTGCGAGTCGCCCCTCATGCTCTTTTGCCAGCACCGGGCAATAACGCAGTGTCGCTGCCAGTGCCGTTTGTAAATCACGTGCCAGATAGACCTCGGCCTCCGCTTCGGTGATCGGCGGATGCTTCGGGTCGCATAAGTGGCCGTAGCCAATAGTCCAGTAACCAGCAGGGCAGATGTAGGGAATTGCGGTGATCTCGACCCCACGCTTTGCCTTGCGCTCAAAGCCCTCGAAGCGCTTGGCCAGATCAACGGCAGTCTTCGGGACTTCGATCACGGCCGCACCCGATCGAACACCCGCCCGAGGAACCAGAAGTTCAACACCCCGGCCCACAGCGCCTGATCAGCTTCCGTCCAGGCGTGCAAGATCGCGGTTCCCCAGCCGGCACCCGCCGTGACAGCCGCCGCAAACGCTGCCGTCTTGGCCGCGCAGTAGATCGCCATGAACCAGTAGGTGATCACAGGCCGCACGCTGATCGATAGCGCATCGGCCCATCGCACGCCGGAACGCTGACCTTGGGCAGCGACCGCCTCCTTCAGTGCTTCGATGGCCCCGGTATTCCATGCCGCATCGGCAGCTTCCCCGATTTCCGACATTCGCTGCGCCCCGCGAAGCTTCTCGAACTCCAGCGCCTTGTCCTGCATCGCCAGTTCATGGGCACGCTCGCCATTGCGGTCCATCCACTTCAGGATTTCCGGGGCCAGACGGAATGCACCGCCGAGCAACCCGCCAAGCAAGGTCTCGATCATGGCTGGCCCCCGAACAACTTGATCTTGAGCACGGTGCCAGCCAGCAAGGCCAGCACCAGGCCGGTGACGATCATCTTGACCAGGGTGATGCCAGCTGTGCGCTTGGCCTCATTAAAGGCATCCAGCAGGTTCCTCAGTTCCCGGATGTCGTGAGCGGCATCCTCACCATCCAGGCCCACGCCGTGCAGCGCGGCTCGAGCGCCACGTTCGGCCGCCCGTTCCAGCATCGCCTCGAACTCTTCTTGCGGAATGGTCACCATCTTGCGGCGCTCCATTGGGGTTGCATCCATGATTTCGTCCTCCAGAAATGCGAAGCCCACCTCGTGGGTGGGCTCGTAGTGTTGATAAAGCAATGTCAGATCGCGATGCCGGCACTCCAGCCGGTGGCCTTGTAAGCCGATAGAACAGCCTCGTCATCGATGTAGCAAAGCCAGCCGACCTTCGGCGTGTAGTACTCCCAGGCACTGGCCACGCGCACGGCGATCTGGTTGGTCCTGCCAGCCCACACACCGGTCGCAGCGGCCGGAATGATGTAGCGGTCGCCATCGACCGGACTGGCCGGCGGCGTGACCAGATCCCGATCCTTGACGGCGAGACCGACTACCGCACCGAGCCGCTTCAAATTACCGTCCATCGTCGTGTGCCACCCGGACTCGCCGAGGGTCCAGCCGTAGGTCAGTCCCAGGTTGGGATCAGTACTTGCCATCAGATGCCTCCATAGTATTTGCCGTAGTTCAGGCCGAAGCCCGCCCGATCGAAACTCCGCGTCTGCTTCTGCCAGTTGACCTGCCCGTCGCGCACCGACTCGATCTCGACCTTGATCCGGCCGTTGATCCGACCCAGCCCACTGTCCGTGGCTTCGTCATTGGTCGTATAGGTCAGGGACGTCGTGGTTAGTCCCGTCAGGGTTTTTTGGAGCCCAAGGTTCTCGTTGTAGATGCGGACCGTGTAGGTGGTCCCCGCCTCGGGGCCGATGTTGCCTTCCGACTGCGTCACCAGATAGACGGTCTGCTGCATCCGGTCGCGATGGGCCCAGGTCAGCGCCATCTGGCCCAGAATCACGGTGGGCCACATCACGTTATTGACCCGTACATTCCCCGGTGGGTAAGGCCGGATCATGCGCTTGGCGAAGGTGTAGCTGTCGGCCGTCGCCGCTGACTCCGCCAGGCGTCCCATGCCGGTCGACGGCAGCAGCTTGACCTGCAGTGATTCCCCGGACAGATACTGCTCGGTGAGCAGGGCTTCCACGCCATCGGCGAACCAGAGCCGCGCGCCGGCCAGATGACTCACCGGTACGGTATCGAGAATGCCTCGTTCCACCGTGATTGTCCCAGCACCGAGATTCACCGCCTTGATCGCCACGATCTCGTCGTCGAGATAGGCCAATTTGTCGAGGCCGACCGACTCCAGGTCCTGCCCGTTACCGATCGCCAGTACGGTGGCAGCCGGGTCGATGTCGTTGATCAGCGTCGCGTTGGGCGTAAAACCCATCGCCTCGACCTCGGCAAATGCGGCACTGCCCTGGCGCGTCAGCACCTTCACGTTGAGGGAATCTCCGGAGGGCCGGCTTGCGCACACCACCAGAAGCCCGCCTTCAGGTTCTAGTTCAGCCCGGGCCGTCGCCGATTCGCCAACCACTCGCTTCACTACCGTCCACCATGGCGCCTCGCCCAGTTTTCTGAACGGCACCGGGGCCGGGGCGGTCAAAGGCGAAACCCAGGAGGTCGGCGTCGGTGAGACATAGGTGGCCGAGGGCAAGCCGAAGATGTCCTCGACACATTCGATACGCACCCGCCCATCAGTCAGGGTGCCATAGCTGATGCGCACCACCCGCATCACCAGCTGGGCGATGCCCAACTCCGGCCAGGTCAGCTTGAAGACATCGCCGATATTGAGACTGGCCGCCTTGCGGTTGGCGATCAGCGTCGCCTTGGCCAGGGGCACGGACAACTGCTTGAGGTCGCCCAGCGCCACCTTCGAGGCCAGCGTGCCGTTGCTGATGCCCGGATAGTCCACCGTCACCGAGGACACCACACCACCGGCCAGTTCCAGTGCCGCCAGGTCATGCACGGTGATCGCCGCGTCCTTGTCAGTGCTGCGGTCCCGGTAGCGCACCGTGACCTGATTGATCAGTTCGGATTCGGCCGGGCGCGAAAAACTTTCCAGCGCCAGGATATTGGTGGCATCCAGCACCATGAGGCTCGGAAGGCTGTAATCCGCCCGGGCGAGTTTCAGAGTGTATTGCCCGGTACGCGGATGGACATAGAGCGTGCCATCGATGTGGCGCAGCACTTCGCCGATGAACTCTTCGAGGGGCTGTTCGCGATCCCACAACAGGGAGAGTCCGAACTGTTCGCTGCCCAGGGTGTAGGACGCCGTAGAGAAACTGCTGGCATCGATCTCGCTGGTCGCGTGCCCCAGACCCCAGGTCGCATTGTTGAGGCACTCGTAGATGATGTGGGCCGGATTGGCGTCTCCATTGATGTAGCCGCTGCCCAAGGCCACCGGTGCCGGAATCCGCCGTGCCTCGACGCTCCAGGGCTTGATGTAGGGGTTCATCGCTGACAACTGGCACTGCTGGACGATCAGCGACAGCACACCGCGAAACGCCGGAATGATGCTGCCGAGCTTCTGCTGCAGATAGCCGGACACTGTTTCAGCCGGGCCGCCAAACTTCACCTCGACATAGCCCTGCACACCGCCTTCGCGTGAATCACCGCCGAACAGCTGCGGGGCATTGATGTAGATCGTCTGGCTGCTCGTGATGCTGCCACTCCAGGCGGTGCGCTCGCCGACGATGATGCGGGTGATGGCATCGACCGGCCCATGGCACAGGACCAGATGCAGCCCAGCGTAGTAGCGATGGCCGACGACATAGGAACTCGAGCCGCCACCACGTTTTCCGCCGCCGCCCACTTAGGCCTCCTGCTCGCGTTGTTCAACGGCTTCGGCAAGGCGCATGGCCATGGCGTCGCCGGTGGCGCGAAGCCAGTCGGTCGTCACGCCGTCCTTGCGGAAGTCATCGAAACTGACCCCGTCACGCGGGAACCATTTGCGCAGCCCCGCGTTGCAATAGCCCAGGGCCTTGGCGTCCTCGTGGGTTGCGATCACCGTCATGATGCCGCCGCCGGGCCGCCCCAAGGCGGCATCGAGTCAAAGACATGGAAGCCAACGCAGGGAATCCTGCGTGGCTGAACCGTGGTCACCCCCTTCTTCGAGAAGGGGGTCGGGGGGAAGGTCGTCACTTTTTACCTCCACTGCCAGACGTCTGGCGAATTTCCGTGGTCTTGATGTCGCCATACCAGACGCAGTTGGCCTGGCGGATAACCCGCGTGCCGAACAGCACCGGGATGGGTTTGCCCTGTTCAGCCACCGGAACATCCACATTGCCGGGCGAGACGGAAGCCGGTTTGGGTGGCCGGGGGCTCAGCAAGGCTCCGATGACCGTGGTCACCACCCAGACGAGAATTTGTGTCCACATAACTGGCCTCAGACGATCGAGTCGCCGGCAAAGGGGTTCTTTGCTGGTATCCAGGGGAATCCGCCAAAGTTCAGCGAATTGCCGAACTTGCTCTGGCAGGTCGAGAAACTGCGGTCGCAGCCGGCGAAGGCTTCGAAGGCACTGCCCACCGCCAGTCCGGGCAGGACGCTCGACAGGGTCACCGTATCGCCCGAGTGCTGGGTGATCATGCGCGGTACGCCGCCCACGCGCAGGTAACCGCCAGTCAGCCATCCGCTGCTCTGCGACAGGAAGGCCACCGACGTCGCCGTCAAGCCAGAGACCGCGCTCAACGTGCCGGCGATCTTGTAGGCCTGGTTGTTGATGCCACAGCCCGGGTCGTAAAGGGCATGGCGGCAACCCGTCTGGTAATGCGCCCGTAGCCCTGGGCGCTTCAGGGCCGTAAAGATCGACTCGCAGCGGATCGTCGCACCGCTTCCGGCAAACACCACCGAAGCCACCCGGCCCTTCCACGCCGTGATGTATTCGCTGTCACCATAGTGATTGCGAAACAGCGTCAGGGATACCACCCCGTTGGGCCGGCTGGCGGCAAACAACTGGGCCACCGCAAAGTCGCGCGCACATTCCAGTTCGATGCCATTGCGCGAGAAATCCGGCGATTGCTCGAGTCCGGAACGACGCAGAACGGCCGGCTGGTAGGTATCGGCCTGGTAGGTCACGACCTCGCGGCCACTGGTCACCGCCCAGACCTGCTGGCCAAGGACGAAGCGATAGAGTTCCACCGGCAGACCAGCGGCCACCGAGGTTTCCTGCGTGAGATAGGACATTGGTTATCCCTTGATGCTCTTGACCGGCAATGCCGATTCGACGATCCGGTCGGAGATCCAGTGCAATTCGATCTGGTCGCTGTCGAGCCGGCTTTTTTCCAGAAAGTAAATGGCGAACCAGTCTTCGGGGTTGGCATCGAAGCCGAAGGTCTGATCGAGCGTCATCGTCTCCTCGTCATTGATGGTCCCCGCGCCGAAGCTCAGGATCGTGCGGTAGTACCAGGTGCCGTTCTTGTGCAGGAAGGCGGCTTCGGTGCGCCCCGGCATGGGGTTGAAGTACAGGGCATAACCACGCGCCGCCACGGTCATCACCGTCTGGTTCGACAGAATCTTGCGGGTCGGCACGATGGACGTTTCCCAGCCAGGCTGCCAGAACGCCACCAGGCGCCCAGCACGGGCCGCCAGCCAGCCCTTGAGGGCGGCAATTTCGGCACGACTGGTGAAGCGGAAATCGAAAGTACGACGAATGAACGGTCGCGCCCCCGAGTCATCCACCGCTGTGATGCCGGTCTCGTAGTCCAGGACCTCGGCGAGCCGCTGATACTCAACCTCGACATCACGCTCCCGGTTCGGTCGCGGGAAACTCATCGGCCAGATCGGTACATTGCTCAGCCGGGTGGCGTTGTCCTGTTTGGTGATCGAGGTGGTTCCCGCGATATCGAACACCACCCGGGCCGTCACGATGGCTTCCGTGATCCGCGTTATCGGCTGACTGATGCGTAGCCTTGCCGTGCGCGCCGGTGTCACGAAGGCGCCTGCCGGCCAGGACTGGAGGATGGGTTGCTTGAGCGTCACACCATTGCTGGCCACCGACAGGACTTCGGCCGCCTCGGTATTGCGGCTGTCGGTACCGATCACCAGCAGCCCATCGGCCTCGTACTCCAGATGCGTTGTCGTCAGCGGAATGAAGGTACTGCCCGCCATCAGACTGCCCGCCAACTGGGTCTTGTCGGGCCAGATCGGCAAGGCATAGACCCGCGACTGCCAGGCCGACAGCAGGACATCCAGCAAGGCCGCATCGTCACGCCCGAGCAGGATCGAGAATTCGAGCGAGCGGCGCGGATTGACGCGCAGGCTCACGCGCTGTTCCGTGCCATCCCGGGCAGTCAGCACATCGGTGGCCCAGGCCAGTCGTTCCAGCCAGGACTCGCCCCAGTGGGGCCGCAGGCCGAAGACCACGACCCGCCGACCCGAGATGCTCAGGCGCGGTGTCTCCCCAGGAAACTGGAAGCTGAAGGACGCCTCGATGACCGGGGGACCATCAAGGCTGATGGAAACCTCGTACAGGCGCGACGACAGCATGCCGAACTGCGTCGGCGGATTGCTGCTGCCCGACAGCACGATGCCGCCATCGTTCTCGCCGACGATCGCCGACAGGGTCTTTGAGGCGAAATGCGCGTTCCAGACCTCGATCTGCCGCATCTGCGTCGACAGCAGGTTGCCCAGTATGATCTTGCCCGGCAGCAGATGAATCTGGTGATACCAGTGCTGCTCGAACTGGCGGATCGTGAAGCCGGCGAAACCCATTGGCAGTTCGCTGACCGGCAGAAGGTTGGTCAGGGAACCGCCGCTGGAGAATCGGGCAATGGCCCCCTCATAAGGGCGAAACGGTGCCGGCAGGAATTTCTCCGGCAAGGCATAGGCCGGATCACCCTTCACGCCTGAGGGCAACACACCTCCCGCAAAGATCGTCATTTCTTGAAGGCGTAGCCGCCATAGGACGTGCTGAACACCATCCACTCGTCGCTGCCAAGCGTGACGATGTCCTTGTTGGCGTACTGACCGTTCATGCGCAGTAGGCGGACCTCGGGGATATAGCCCACCATCGAGTAATAGTAAGTCGGCGTGGTGCGTCCTACCTCGACGGTGATCGGATACAGCGGCGTCACCCCGTTGAAGGTAATCGGCGAATAGCTGTCGAGTTGTCGCGTGAGGCTGGTGTAGAACATCCGCGACGCGGTATTGCCGGAGCCGTTGGCGGTTTTCCAGGCATTGGTCGCGCTGTCGATGTCGGCGCGCACGGCACCGCTGTAGCTATCGGACAGAAAGGCACCACCCGTGAAGTTGCAGGTCTTGGTCATGGTGCCGAAAAGCAGCATGTTGTAGATGGTGCTGGTGTATTGCGTGACGCAATAGCAGTAGCCATCTCCGCCGAACAGGAAGTATTCGGCACTGCCGGAAAGCAGGTTGGCCGAGATCGAGCCGCCCGATACAGTCTGTGAGCCGTAGGCCAGGCCGCTACTGAACGCGGTCGAGCCGTAGGCGGCGAGGTAACTGCTCCAGGAGTGCAGATTGACGTATTGACCGCTGCCCGCGTGCTGCAGGTGCAGCCGGTAGTAACCCGAGTCCGCCTGGTACATCAGCTGCGTGTAGCCGCAGTAGGTGGTAGCGAAGAGCCGGATCTTGTCGAGCAGGTCGTTCGGCGAGGTGGTGATGCCGGATTGGAATGCCATGGTCTATGCGAGCTTCAGTGCCCAATAGTCGTAGTACCCGGTGCGATACACGTCCTGCACCACCAGGTGATCCACGCCATTGGCGGTGATGATGTTCTCCACGGAATTGCCGTAGCCCGGCACGCTGTACATGCCGTCCAGTTCGCCCAGCCCCTGCATCACGAAGGGCAACAGCGGATAGCTGCCATCCGGGGCTTCGCGCTGATTGCTGCCCCAGGTGCCCGGCCAGAAATACGGACTGCTGTTCCAGGTGCCCGTGGGCGACCAGTACGCTCCGGAATAGCCGGCCGTGCGCGGAAGATGGTTGCGGTAGGTGTAGGCGTTGCTCCAGCGCGTCGAGCCGTTGTACGAGCCACCCACCACCAGGGGATACGGATATTGGGCCGGCGTCGCATAGGGCAGGAACAGCCCGAGGTGCACGCACTCGTAGTAGGTGCCGGTCTTGACCACCACGACGATGCGACGACCGTTGGCGACGAACCAGTACGGCATCGCCGACAGGGTCAGCAGTGCGTAGTAGGTTTGACTGCTGTTGTACTGAGCATCGAAGGCCACCCCAGGGTTGTAGGTGACATAGCCCCGCAGTTTCCAGTTGCCGTAGTCCGACGATGTCTCCGTCTGGATGGCGACATAGATTTCGTCGCTGCCGGCCAGGCCGACGCCCTTGAGCACCAGTTCGGCCGGCGGCCCCGGCACCCAGCGCATGACTTGCCAGCGCTCGTTGGCCGGCAGCATCTGCTCGGTGACGAAGGCCTTGAGGCGGGTCAGCAGGTCGAGGTAGTCCGAAGCGGTACCGGATGTCCAAGCCATGGCAGTTCCTAACGCAGAATCTCACGCACGGCCGAGCCATTGCGCGAGAGGATGTTGAGAATCGACTTTTCCCCAGCGGGGGAAGTGAGGTAGTCGGCGGCAAGACTGGGATCGATCACATTGACGATGCGTACCGCCTGACCGGCCCCACCCCCTGTCGTTGCCGGGGCGGCGGGTGGCACCAGTCCGCCCTCGGCGAAGGCCAGACGCACACCCTGCCAGCGGGGGACACTGAGTCCGCCGTTCAGGGCATGCAGGAAATCGACGCCGAGCCGGCGCACGGCAGCGGCCCGCAGGACATATTCCCCGGCCGACAGACGCGCCGGGATCGAGTCCGAGGTCGAAGTTCCCGGCCCGCTGACCAGGCCACCCGTGGCGAAGCCCTTGAACAGTCCGCTGATGAAGGCACCCAGGCCACCACTGCCACCACCTCCCATCGCCCCGAACAAACTCTCGGCGAGTTTCTGCGAAGCGATCCGGTTGATCGATGCCAGCACGCTGCGCGCAAAATCGGCGAAGGCATCCTTGGCCGACTTGGCGCCCGAGCCGATCTGCTCGAACATCGTGGCAAAGGCGTTCTGTGTGTCGCCATTGATGCGTACTGCCACCTCGTCCGTCACTGTCTTGAGGCTGGCAATTTCGATCTTCAGCCGCGCAACCCGATTGACCGCTTCCTCGGAGCCCGTCGATTGCGCGAGTCGCTCCATCTTGGGGATCAGTGCTTCGACCTCCCTTGCCGTCTCGGCCTGCAGTCCCAGCAGCGTCTGCCGCATCTGGGTTTCGGTGATGAGGCCCGCCTCCTTCTGAACCTGGAGTTCCCGACCCCGCAGCGACAGCCGCTCGGTCGCGATCTGGTACTGACGCTCGAAGCGGGCCAGTTCCGCCAGATCCGACTCGACATCGATCAGCCTCGCCACATCCTGCGTACCGGCGGTATCGCCCATGCGCTGCAACTGCTCGATCAGGGGCTGATATTCGCGTTGCAAGCGGGCGCGTGTACTGTCACCACCTGTGCCACCCCGCACCTCAGCGAGCCGATCACGTACTCGCGCGAGTTCGGTGGCGAGTTGCCTTTCGGCATTGGCCGCCGTATGGGCATTGGCCACCTCGATCTCACCGCGCTGTTGTGCCAAAACGGCTATCTCGCCATCGAGCTTCTTGACCTCGGCCATGGCCCGCAGCCGGGTGGCCTCGTCTTTCCCGCCACGAGCCATCTGTTGCTGGGCATTGCGTTCCTCGGTCTTGCGGGAAACATCCTCGTCGATGGCCGCCTGCTCAAGACGAGTCTTTTGCGCGTAGTAGTCCCGAATCGACACCAGGCGATCATCCAGGGCCCGTTCAAGCGCGGCCTTCTGCTGATCAAGCCCGGTCTTGAGCAGACGGAACTCGGCGTCGGCCTGTGCCTTGAGGACGGCCAGGCGGGCTGCAGTGTTGTCCTTGGCTTCCGCGCCTTTCTTGACGCAGCGCCCGCCACGCCATTCCCCACCCGAAAGCACGCAGGCCATGCGCTGCATGTCTTCCGTCGCCGCACCCGCATTTCCCGCAGTAGGGCTGGATGACGCAGGCCCTGCCGGGCGTGCCTGGGGCGGATTGAGGATGCGCGCCGACAAGGCATCGACCTCGGCACGCGCCTTGGCCGCATCTTCACGCATGGCTTCGCCGATCGCCTTGAAACCACGGATATCGAGGCGTGCCAGCGCGGTGAGTTGCGCGGCCATGCCACCGATCTCGGTGCCCATCGACTTGAAGACGTAGGCGACATTCACGCCGAGGACGAGAATCGCCTCCAGGGTGGTTTTGAGGGCGCCGCCAAGAATGGCTGCGAAGCCGGTTGCTTCTCCCTGACCTTCGCGGATGGCGTCGGTGACCACACGCAAGGGTGCCAGCAACTCGGTGGCCAACGAAATGCCTAACCCGGAAGACGAGGCTTTGAGTGCCGTCAGGTTGTCGTTGAACGCTTCGGCCGCCTGAGCGGTTTCGGTCGACAACTTCAAGCCGAGCCCTTCGGCTTCCTGCATCAGTGCGCGGATTCCCGATGATCCCTGGTTCAGGAACGGGATCATGTCCATTCCGCTCTTGCCGAAGAGCTTGACCGCCAGGGCCGTCTTGGTGGCTCCGTCCTCGAAACTGGCGAAGCGATCGGCAATCTCCAGCAGGATCGTGTCCGATGACTTGAGATTTCCCGCTGTATCCTCGACCGAGACACCGAGCGCCTGAAACAGAGCGGCGCCTTCGCCCAGTCCCGAACGTGCTTCCGTCAGGTTGGCAGAGAGTCCTTTCAGGCCGGTCTTTAAGGTATCAAGCCCGACATCTGACAACTGGGCGGCGAACTGCAGCGTCGACAATGCCTCGACCGAGATGCCGATTTTCTGCGAGAGTTTGTTCAGTTCATCGGCTGAATCGATCGCTCCCTTGACCAGTGCCGCGAACGCGCCCAGCGTGAGCGAGACACCCAAGCCTGCCAGCAATCCCTGCACACGGCGGGTCTCGTCACCCAGACGCCCGAGGTTGTTCCGGATGCCATCCAGGGCGGTCCGGGTCTGGTCGACGGCGGTGATGAGGATTTGTGCGCGATCGGAAGCCATATCAGTTGCGGTTCAAGTAGCGATTGATGGATTGAGCCAGTTGCGGCATCGCACGCCGCACCGTCCCGTCGAAGTCGAAGCGGCGTTTCAGGGTGACGCGGGGTACCAGGACGGCGATCGGAATCTCCTGGCCACGCTTGATCGATTTCGCCCCGGTGCGCTGTCGCTCAGCGCGCTTGAAGCGCGTCAGGGCCGAGGTGTTCTCTTTAATGTTCTCCGCCATCAGAATGACCTTGCCGTCCTTGCGAATGAACCAGGCATTGCCGGAACGCATCAGTGTGTCGATCACACGGGCGAAGGCCTTGCGGCCCATCCGTCTCCCGGACTCGGTCAGCGGGATCAGCATCTTGCCGATCAGGGTCGCCCCTCGCACATGCACACCCAGCCAGGAAACCCGTGACCCCACCAGCAAGGCCGGTAACCGCGATGGATCCCGATCCAGCACCTTGGCACGCATCGAGCGCAGGAAGGCCGGCTTGCGGATCGCCAGATCGGACTGCATGCGAGTGCGTAGTGCTTCCGTCAGGCTGCGGCTGCTGTCACGCATCCCCAGGCCGACCGCCTTGTGAATCGCCTCGCGACGTGAGCGGGTCCAGGCGGCCAATTCACCCTTGTCGAGCAGACCCGAGGTGGTCAGGGAGATTTTGAGCATGGTGCGGTGAGGCTCTGAATGGCCTTGCGGATGGCCTCGCCCGTCCCCTGGCTACCGGTGGCAATGACCGTAAGCAGATTGGCCAGTTGCCGCTGCTCCTGCCGATGGATGGCGTCGAGCCAAGCGTCGACCTGCGCCAGGGTGTAGTGCCGGATGTCCTGCCAGGCATGGCCATTCGCAATCAGGCGCTGACAGGCGTCGGCCCAGCCAACTGACTGCCGATGCGGCTCACTGCCTCGCCCAACTTCGGCACTACCCGCTGGATAAAAAAATCCGCATTCACCTCGAACAGGGCCTGTGCAAGGCAGACTGCATCATCCAGCTCCAGGCCTGCAATCCAATCGCGGGGCTGGCGGCTGGCGATGGCCATGGCTTCGATCATGGAATCACCATGACTGCCCAGAAGACGTAGCCAGTCCGGTTCGATGGCGAGATCCGCCGTAAAGGGCTGAATGGCCTTGGCGAAAGCCGGCAGTTCACCCAGCACGAGGGGCGTGAGCGCGAGCGTCTGCTCCGCCACGCGCATCTCGACCGGGACGGGTGGCAGAACGTCCAGGGGATCAGTGGGCTTTTTCACAGGAGGACGATCCGGCCGAATTGACCCAACTCACCACTGGCCGACTTGGTCAGATCGGCAAGTACCTGACCGGACAACTCGAACTTGAGCAGGTCGCTGGTGATCACCGACAGTTCCTTGGCCGGGTTGATGGCCACTCGGTAAAGATCGATGACCACTTCACGGTTCGAATCGGCGGTATTGAGTCCCTCGAAGCGTACCCAGCGCTCCGGCAAGGGCTGGGTGAACATCGCCGTCACGTTGGCTGCTCCGTAGGAATAGCTGGCGGTGATGGCCCCAGTGACGCCGGTGACGTCGGTGAATTGGAAGGAACCGTGCTTGGCATTCACGGTGTATTTCGTGTTGGCGACCGTGGTCGCTCCTGCTTTCACCACCAAGGACGACACGTTCTGCTTGCCGAGCAGATACAACTTGTTGGCTTCGGCCGTCGTCGCAATGGCCTCGTCAGTCACGGTGCCGGTAGTCACGACCGTGGTGCTGCCGTAGAGCGCCAGTTCGAGATTGCTCGGGATAAGTTCTTCCAGGGTGCAGGCAAACTCGCCTTTCTTGCCCTTGATGATCTGCAGATCGGTGAGCCGCTGGCCGGACTGCGATTCCTGATGCTCGAGGGTCTCGACCGAGAGAGATACCTTGAGGTCGGGAACGTTGCCGACAAAGTTGAGGCCGGCAGGATTGCCGCCGCTGGTGCGGGCGCCGATGAATACGCGCCCCTGACCGGAGAAATAGGCCATTGTGGTTGCTCCTATGGTGGAAGTGAATGTCAGCCCTGGGCCGTCAGGTCATGGACCAGGGTGCGGTAGGTGATCTGGTAGCGCGCCGGAATTGCGGCGGCCGTGGCATCGGCATCCTCGATGTCCCAATCGCAATCGAGTTCCTGGAGTCCGAGGGTGGTGCCGCCCAAGTTCGGATCGGAGAACAGCGCGGTGTGACAGGCCACCATCAACCGGTCGGCGGTCACTTCAGCCGGTTCGGTGTCGGTGGCACGCGCCAGTGCCACGAGGCGGACGACCAGATGCCGCTCGATGCGGTCGTTGGCGCGCTGGGCGATGGACTCCGCCTCGGGAAAGATCAGCAGTGCCGGCGAAGCCTCGCGGGTGACTGCGGTGGTTGGTGAGCGCAGGATCTGGGCGCCTTCGCCCTGTGCGATGGGTGCCAGGCGACTGGTCAGTGCCTGGAGAATGCGTTCCCGGATGGAGTTCATCGTGTCCTTTCAGAATGGGATTCGTAAAATTCGGGTTCGAGGAGGAATCGTTTTGATGGCCATACCCCGCAAGAAGAAAAAAACCAGCACGGACTCTCCATGCCTGATGGAAATTCGTATCGAACTAGCCGGAAGCCAGCCACCGGTGTGGCGACGCATCCGTATCGACGGACGGTCAAGTTTTTCGGCGCTACATCACGTCATCCAGGCCACCATGGGTTGGCACGATGCCCACCTGCATCAATTCCGCATCGGCCAGCGTTACATCGGCGTACCGGATCCGAAGAACGACGCTCCGGAATGGCATACAGAAGATGAAAGTGCTCTGATCATTGGCGATCTCATCGCCACCGGATCGCGATTCACTTACCTCTATGACTTCGGCGACAACTGGGAACATCACCTCTCGGTCGAGTGGATCGACGACAACGACGGTGAGCCGCTTGCTCCGGGTGATGCTTGGGTCATAGAAGGTGAAAGCGCATGCCCTCCAGAGAACATTGGCGGCATGGGTGCCTTCCAGGACTTTCTCGACAAACTCGAGAATGAACCGTATGCCGACGAGACGAAGGAGATGCGTGAGTGGGTTGGACTCGACTACGATCCCGCCCGGTTCGATCGACAGGCCGCGAACGCTGCCATCAAGCGTTTGCTATGGAACCACTGGATCAAGTAAGGCGCATCAGCGTCGCCCAGAACTCCGAGCCATCGCCCATCGCGCGAACTTCCCGTACCCGGTAGGTAACGCCACCGATCACGAGCTCGTGACCGGTGGCGAGCGCCACATCTGCGGCGGGATAGCGGATGGCAAAGTCGGATGACAATCCCAGCCCATCGAGCACCTCCACATCGGGCGCACGGAAGTCCACCAGCACTTCCGCGCCCCCGATCGTGGCGGGTGTCAGCAGGCCGGCCCGGCCGGCGGCAGCATAGAGATCACTGACCGAGACCATCAGGACATCGTCAGTTTGACCAGCACACCCGGCCGATGGCACATCGGCAGCGGGTTGGACTGCGTGTGCAGATCGGTACCACGCTCGAACTTGCGGGAGTCCTGCTTGGCGTACAGCGGCTGACCGAGGGTATTGACGGTCTCGTTGAAGTCCGCCGGGGCCACGTAGGTACCGAAAGTGTCGATCGTGCCGACGGGGAATGCATGGGCTTCGCCCGCCGCAATGAAGCGACGGGTCGCGCCATTGCCATCGGTTGCCTGGCCGCGATACTCCTCGAAGACGATGCCGCCAAAGGTGAAGCCGGCACGGACATCGTCACGCAGGATTGCACCCTGCTGGAAGTTCTCGTAGGCCTTCTCGACCTTCGGGTGGGCGATCAGTTTCTCAAAGAACTCCTGCGAGCACAGACAGCGAACGCCGGTCATGAACTCGCCGAGCAGGTTCTGCTCAATGTGCGCCAGGGTATCGACGCACTTCTGGCGGACGTTGGTGCTGTCCGTGGTCAGCGCGAAGTTGATCGCCTTCGGCGCGATGCCGAACTCGTCGTAAAGGTTGTAGAGCGTCGAGCCGTCAGCATCGAGGATGATGCCTTTCAATGCCCCCATGCGCAGGTGTTCCAGCGTGATGGCGTGCTTGTTGCGCATCGTCTCCAGATGACGGGCCATGACGCCGGCAACGGTTTCCAGTTCGGTTTCCGAACCGAAGGCGCGCAGCCCCTGGACTTCCTCGGGCAACACCACGTCGTCGTGCGGGATGTGGGGCACGACGAAGGAGCGCATCTTGCGCTTGTCACGTTGTCCCACGGTACCGGGGCTGCCCACCGGTAGCGTCGGCAGAAGATTCAGCACGCCGTTCTTCTCCTCGATGAGGATCTGGCGGAAGCGCACCGGCTTGACCGGGAACAGGTTGAGCGACTCCAGCCGGCCATAGCGGTTCGGCAGGAGGTTGATGGCGGCCGTGAGATTGGCCATCGAGAAGGCGGGATTCGAGAACGGGTTCTGCATGAGAGGACTCCTTTAAACAGCGTGGCGAACGAGCACACCGGCCGCCTTGAGTTGGGCGATCGCAGCGGCTTTGTCCAGGGGGGCGATACCGGCCGGCCAGGTCAGGGCGTGATCGGCGACGACGGCATGACGGGCAATCAGAATCCCGTCCTCGCGATCGATCAGGGTGGCGTCGACCGAGGTGGCGAGAACGCCGACGGCGACTTCGGTGCCATCGGTGGCGGCCGGGTCGATCTGCTTGACCTTGGCCGTGGTGGTGTCGATGCCGACCACGGTGCCGAGCACAAGGTTCTGGCCAGCGGCGACGGTGACCTGGTCACGCGAATAGAGATTGGGGGCTTCGTACTTGAGCAGATCGCCCAGGTTGAGTCCTTCGGTGATGACGGGCATGGCTTATTCCTTTCCGGTGAGTTTCTTGACGGCCGCCATCAAGGGATTGGCGGCAGATTGGGATTGCTGAGGTATCGCGGCATCCGGTGCAATCGTCGAGCGGATTTCAGGGCTGTCGGCCCGGGAGGCCAGCAGTGCCTTGCGCACATGAGCTTCCGAGACGCCTTCGGCGAGGAAGGCAGCGGTCAGTTCGGGATGGCCGGCAAGTTGACAGAGTTCGGCGATGGCTACGGCATCAGGGTGTGCCGCTCCGGCAGCAGGCGAGGCTGCAGCGGATTCGTCGCTATCGTTCTGCTCGGTGGCAGGATCAGTTGCCTTTACCGGTTCATCGAGCTGCGGGGTTTGGACAGGGTCAGTCGTGTACATGCTTGTGTTCTCCATGAGCGTTGAAGGGGTTGCAACCAGTGAGCGCGTGGAACCAGAAACCGCGTGGCCGCGCGCCCGGCGAGCCACCAGAAAACTGCTGAAATCGGAAAGCACGACATCGAGACTGCCGATTCCATCGGCTAGGCCACTGGCTACGGCGTCCTGGCCGAAATAGATGCCGGCTTCGGTCGCACGCACGGCATCGACATCGAGTCGGCGCATGGCGGCAACGTGATCGACGAACAGGCCATACAGTCGATCAACCTCGGCCTGCAGACGGGCATGGGCGTCGGGGGTGAGTTTTTCGTGGGGAGAGAAGTCGTTCTTGTGATCCCCGGCCGTGATCGGTGTGTAGCGATAGCCTTGCTGCGCATCACGGGCGGTCTGATCGACATGCATGGCGATCACGCCAATAGAACCGACGCCGCCTGTGCGGCTGACCATCAGGCGCGAGGCCGAGCAGCCAATCGCATAGGCTGCCGAGAATGCGGAATCGGCGGATACCGCCCAGACCGGCTTGATGGCATCGGCAGCACGGATCCGCTCGCCGAGTTCGAAGACGCCGCCTGCTTCACCACCGGGGGAGTCGATATCGAGAACGATGCCCTCGACCGAGGGATCTGAAAGTGCGGCATCGACCATGCCGGCGATCTCGGCGTAGGACGTGAAGCCGGAGGCCGGGTCCAGTCCCACAGTACGTCGCACCAGCGAGCCGACCACCGGAATCACGGCGATTCCTACTGGGGCATCGATCGACGGCCGCTTCTGAATGGTTGGCGTGGCCAGGTCTGACTCTGGCCAATTGACCCGTTCGCCTAGCACGGAGAGGATCACATCCAGCTTGGCACGGGCGAGCAGAAGCGGCGTTCCGTAGAGACGGGACGCAAGGTGAGGCAGATTCATGTCAGGGGTTCTCCGGATTGTCGGGAGCGACAGGGACCGCTTGCGCAGTCCCCAGGTCATGGCGGGGATCGGACTCGAACACGAGGCCGAGGGCATCCGCCCGGGCGTTATCCGCTGCAATCTCGCGATCGACATCCTCGGCGTCGTAGCCGAAGGACGAGATCGCCTCGGAGCGCGACAGCAGACCGGCACGCATCGCCGTCAGCATGGCGTTGAACTCCTTCTGCGGATCCACCCACTGCCAGCCTTGGGGAATCCACTTCACCGCCAGGTATGCGCGCCGCTGGGCCTGGCCGCCCCGGGCATAGCCCGGCAGCGACAGCGCCCCTTCAAGTACGGCCTGTTCGATGAAAGCCTGCCAGATTGGCCGGCACAGTTGATGGACGATCACGCCATGCTGGAGTGCTTCGCAGCGGCGGCGGAACTCAAGGAGTCCAGCTCGGATCGAGGAGTAATTAACCTGGGTGAGATCCCCGGTCAGTTGTTCGTAAGTCACGCCCATAGCGGCGGCGACCGCCCGGAACTGCATGCGCAGGAACTCGGCATAACTCGCGCCGACATCGGCCGGCTGCGAGAATTTCACGTCCTCACCCGGCTCCAGGATCTGCAAGGTGCCCGGTTCCAGCCCAGCCAGCGCCACGCCGTTGGGGTCGGCCGAGCCTTCGCCCATCAGGTTGTCTTCGGGGGCTAGACGAGTGATGAAGCCGGCGAACATGGCGGCGGTCTTCTTGCGCACCAGTTCGGCATCATCGTACTGGTCTAGCTCATTGAGCTTGACCAGGGCACGCGCGAGCCACGGTTCGCCCCGGATCTGGCCCGGGCGCAACGGGCGGAATAGATGCAGGATTTCGCTGGCATCGATTCGCGCGGTTTCCATGCCGCCATTGCCGGACATCGGGGCCAGGGCACCATCTTCGGGATGGGTGCGATAGAGGTGGTAGGCCACGCGCCGACCGAGGCGATCGAACTCGATGCCAGCGCGGATCACATTGCCGTTCTCTGCCGTGGTGTTGAGCGTCACCGGCAGATGCTCCGGTTCCAGCACCTGCAATTGCAGCGCCACGGCCAGACCATCCTCCTTACGGCGGTAGCGGATACGAATAAGCGCTTCACCGCCTTCGAGCATAGCGCGGCAGGCCAGCGCCTGCAGTCCGTAGAAGTCGGTCAGGCCCGCCGCATCGGCATCCAGGGTCCAGTCGCGCCACAAGGCCTGGATCCGCTCACGGATGGTCGGGTCCGCGACCAGCGACTGCGGTTTGATACCGGTGCCGATGGCATTGGCGACATAGGATTCCAGAGCGGCGTTGGCCCAGGCATTTCTCCTGACCAGGTCACGGCTCTTGGTGCGCAGTTCCGTCTGGGTTGCGGTCATTGCCGCGACGGCACCCGGATTGCTCGGCAGCCAGGCAAACGAACGCCGACCGGCACCAGCGGCCTCGTGCAGCGGGTTACCGCCGAACATGCGGCGCGAGATGCGTTTTATCCAGCCCATTCAGAACCCCTTCGCCGTGGTGATGCGGATCTGCCGGGCGGCACGCGGAATCAGTCCGGTCGTCACGGCATCCTTGTGCAACGCCACTTCGACCTCATGGATCGCCGCCGTAAGCTCATCGATCGAACGGTATTCGACGGTCTTGTCACCGAAGGTCACGCGCTTCTCTCCCTTGGCCAGTGCGTCGCGCAGGGCCTGCAACTGGGCCTCGGTATAAGTCGGTGTGCTCACCGGAACACGACCAGGCTGATCTCAGGGGAGTCGGCCAGCGACCCCGACGAGGATGTACAGACGATCTCCAGCCCGGCCTCCACCTTGTTGTCTGTGGTTCCACGTGCGGAAGCGAAGCGAACGGTGCCGCTGTTCGTATTGCTGCGCCCGGTGGCCACCCAGCAGTACCCCGTATCGGGCATCGCGGTCACAAAAGCGATGCGGTATCGGCCAGTGGCCAGACGGGTCACGGACGCCACGTTGTGGGCGGCACGTAGTTGCACCGACCCATTCGCGTAGCCGAAGTTGACCCAGGCACGCGCGAGTCCGGGGTGATCGGGACGGATCAGCCCCTTGATCTCGTTGCCGATGCGGCTGGCCAGCACAGAGAGTTGCGATGCGAGGCTCATGCCTTACACCAGGGCGGCTTCGAAGATTGCGACAAAGTCGGTCGCAACGTCGCCAATATCAGTTGCAGCCACCGCACCGATGTTGGTCCTGGCCTGCTGTTGCTCCAGGACGGTGAGCGTCTGTGCAGCATCGAAGCGGACGCGCTTGTCGATAGCCGATGTCAGAGCGGCGATACCGGACTGATCGTTCTGCAAGGCCTGCTGGAGTTCCAGCAGCGTGTCGTAGGCCGGGTCGGCCCCACCCAGGATGTCCGCCTTGAGGGCATCGAGCAAGGTGACCACCTTGTTCGACGAATAGGTCGTCGTGGTCGACACCTGCATGTCATCGATCATGACCGCCGTGACAATTGCGGCCTTGAGTTCGTTGATGGCGGCGACAAGACTCGACTTGTCTGTCGTCGTCAGGGCCGTCAGGGTGCCGGTACGGCCTTTGACGGTATTGAATTCCTCGGCAACGCGGAGGACGAAGCTATTGAGTTGGGTTTGCAGGCTCATGAGTTACTCCAGTTATGTCAGCCAACGGCTGCGGATCAATTGACGGCCAGGTTTGCGGACGCCAGAAACAGCGAGGCCACCGCTATGGGTGGCCTCGATATCGTTTGTGTCAGGTGATTCAGGAGGATCTGCAGTTGCGATCCCGAGTTGCTTTTCCAGTTCACGCCAATGGCGATCCTCGAAGCGATCGAGGCCGGAGGCTGCCGCAGCGGCCCGGGCATAGACGTAGCAGTCCAATGCTTCATTGCGCTCCCGCATCTTCTGCCACTCGCGGATGGCAAAGCCGTTCCGGTCACGCCGGGTCACCAGCTGCTCGGCACACAGTTGCTGCAGGTACTCGGCATCGACCTTGGGCAGATGGACAAAGCCGGTGGGGTAACGGATCGTGACCCCATCTTCGGCGACCTCCGGGGACTTGCGCAGGTTGTTGTAGAACTCGAGCTTGGCGATACCTCCGGCCACCGAGAACACTTTTATCCCCCGGCGCAGTTTCTTGCCGCCGGTGGTGGCATCCACCGCCGTCGGCGTGCCGATCAGTGCTGCTCCCCGGGCTACACCCTTGACGGCCATCAGACGCGGGTCGCGCACACCCCGGACAAACGCATAGGCTTCCTGCGTCGCGAAACCGGTATCCAGTGCTAGACGACCTAGTCCAAGCTGGCAGCCAGTCTCATGCGTCCAGGTTTCCCGCAGTACGCCGGCCAGTGTTTTCCACACCTCGTCGCGGGCAGTGTCGCCCATGAGTACGCGGTGCTCAACCAGCCAGGATTCCTTACCTCGGCCGAAGGCCCATATCGACACTTCGATGCGATCCTTCTGCACGTCGGCACCGGCAGTCAGCAGCAGGCCACCAACTGGAATGGTCCCGATCCGGTAGTCCTCGCGGCGTTCCAGCAAGCGCTGCCAGTCGGGCGCTTCGCCTTCCTCGACCCAGGTCTCACCGAGTTCGGTGTTCTTGAAGGTCTTGATCTCGGCCGACGACCCGGACTCCTTGCTGATGGCACGCTCCCAGGCCATGGCGATGTCCCGCCACGACCGCCAGCCGATCGGGCTGTATAGGCTCGACAGGTGGAAGCCGGCCGTCTTGTTGCTGCCTTCGGCCGATTTTTCCACCATGGCGCGCCACTCGCCATGCTCCAGCATCCAGGTCTTGTGATGCTCCGGGATCGGCACCTCGCAGGACTCGCAGACGTAGGCCGCCGTTTCCGGGAAGGTGCCGGATTCATTACGCTCCCAGCGCAGTTGCTCAAAGCGCAGCCATTGCCGGTGCCCACAGTGCGGACACGGCACAAAGAAGCGCCGCTGGTCGGAGGCTTCGTACTCCCGTTCGATGGTGCTGACACCGGCAATCGTCGGCGTCGATACGATGAAGATTTTGCGCCGGGAGAACGTCCGGGTTCGGGCCTCGGCCAGCGCCACCGCATTGCCCTCGCCATCGACGTCGAGGGGATAACCATCAACCTCGTCGAGGAACAGGTAGCGCACCGGCATCGAGCGCAGGCCGACCGCGCTGTTGGCCCCGGTCATCACCAGCACGCCGCCCCGGAATTCCTTCGCCAGGATGGTGTTGCCGGAGTCCCGGCTCCTGGCGGGTGCAATCAGTTCCTTGAGGATGGGCGACTCATCGATCAGCGGGTCGATCCGCTGCTTGGAGTTGCGCTTGGCCATTTCCACTGTCGGCCACACCGCCATCATCGGACCGGGGGCGTGGTGAATCACGTAGCCGATCCAGTTCGATCCCATTTCGGTGGCACCCAGTTGGGCCGCCTTCATGAACACCACCCGCTCGACCGCTGAGGTCGGCGACAAACAATCCATGATCTCCTTCAGATACGGCGTGCGGCTAGTCCGCCAGCGCCCCGGTTCCGAGGAGGCTTTCGAGGAGAGCATGCGATGCCGGTCGGACCACTCCGATACCGACAGCAACGGATCCGGGACGAGCCCCTCCCGCCAGGCACGTTCGATGTCGAGCGCGCCTTCGTAGTCTTCCAGTTCCATCAGTCCACCCGGGCCCGCAGTTCGCCAAGTTCGATCAGGTGATCGCGCACGGCGGATTCGAGGGCCACATGCAGTTCGTGGGCGTCGATCTCCAGTTTGGCGGCCATCTGCGCGGAGATGCGCGCCGGCCAGTTGAGCCAAGCGTCACGCTCAGTCCTCGCCAGCCGGAATACATGGGCAATCGCCTGGGCCCGGTCGACCAGATCGCCCTTGAGTTGGGCCAGGCGCACCTTGTTGGTCTGCGCCTTGACCACTTCGTTCACGGTTCTGGCCTGCAGCAGCGAGGTGCCGCCGGTTGAGAGTACCGGTGCAGATGGCTCTGCTGGCTCGATCGTCCGTGTGCGAGGCGGTTCGGATGCGGCGGGTGTTGCCTTGCCCGAGGTGGGCTTCCTAGCCGACACCGTGTTCTGTGCCCACTCTAGATCGGCCCGGTTCGGCTCGATCGTGCCATCGGGCCCGGGCGTGATGCGGCCGCTATCGATCGCCTTCTTGACCGCCACGTGAGAGACGCCGCGATGCCGGGCGTAAGCGCGTATCGACAGACCCATGATCTACATCAAGCCCATCGCAGATGTTCTCCAACGTTGCGATTCAGAGCTTGGCTTTCCTCCAGAACAGCGCGTTCATGCAATCACCATCACCACACGCGAGGAGCAGAGCATGAACGGCAAACAGACCGTCGAGGCCAAAGTCATCGATACCAACCATCGCCTGCGCGGCTGGATGAACGTCGATGTCGAGTTTCACCAGAACCTGCCGGTCGAGGTCATCCACGACGGCAAGACCTACACCTACACGGGCAAAGACGGCGTCTGGATGTCTACCGGCCGCGAGACGCGCGAGATGGCCACGATCGAGGATGCCCGCCTCTGGATCACCCTCGACGGACGCATCGTCCTCGAAGACTGAACACCACCCACCACCAGGAGATCACCATGACCACCCGCATTACACTCAGCACGACCCAGTACGACATCCTCGAACACGCCATCGACCAGACCAACGGCCAGATCGTCTGGTTTCCCGAGAATGTGAAGGGCGGTGCCCGGCACAAAGTGATCCAGGGCTTGTTCAACAAGGCCCTTATCACCCGCGACGGCCAGCACAACTACTTCGTCGCCGCCGAGGGTTACGTGGCCCTTGGGCGCGACCTGCCGGCACCTGCCACCACTCATCCCGACCCCGAGGTCGAGGCCGCCGTGTCGGTCGCTGAGGCTAACTGGACGCAAGAGAAACAAGCCGCCGCCCAGCGACTGCTCAAGGTCGGCGTCGAGGGCAAGCCCCGCACCCGCGAGAATAGCAAGCAGGCAACGGTGATCCAGATGCTGCAGCGCCCCGAGGGGGCCACCATCAGCCAGATCTGCGCGACCACCGGCTGGCAGGCGCACACGGTGCGCGGCACCTTTGCCGGTGCCTTCAAGAAGAAACTCGGGCTCAACCTTGCGTCCGAGAAGCCTGAAGGGAGCGAGCGCATCTACCGGATCGTCTGATCGAGACGGGGCGGCGACACTCGCTGCCGCCCCGAAAAAAATGATTCAGAAAGCGCTTGGCTTCTCAATCAAACAGCGCGTTCATGCGGATGTCACAACAATCAACTCACCGGAGACCACCATGACCACCACCATCCGCGCCCGCTTTACCCGCAAGCCCTGCAGCCTCGATGAGGTACTTCACAACACTGACCCGAGCGCACCGCCCGAGTCGATCAACATCGAGCTCCGCAAGGAACTGACTACCGCCGAGTACGACACCTTCGCCAACACCCTGCTGGAGGACCGCGATTGGCTCACTGGACGCGGCGGCCACGCAAATGGCCACCGGCAAGTCGTAGAGGTCAGCGCCCCCGGCCGCATTACCCTCTACGTCGATCCTTCCGGCGGCAGCTACGGGCGGTACGTCGGGGTGGCGATTGACTCGCCAAAATCCGGCAACGACCAGGCCAATGCGATCCGCTGGCTGCTCGACAATCGCCGGTCCGAAGTCAGCATCGACCAAGCACTGCGCACCCTGCGCATCGCGTTGAGTGGCGACCACCAGGCGATGGCACTACTCGACCAGATCGCCTCGGAAAATTGATTCAACTTCTGCGATAAATAGCTTGGCTTTTCAATCAAACAGCGCGTTCATACGGGTGTCGCAACGATCAACCAAGGAGACAGAAATGACCACCCAGCAAACCATCCCCGCCACCCAGAACGAAGCCTGGGGGTTTTTTGGCACGATGAACGACAACGCGGCAGCAGCCTGGCCGATCGCGATGACCGCGATCTCGGACGCCACCCACCAGCCCCTCGAGTCGGTCAGACTGTTCCTCGACAGCCGCCACGGACGCCACTTTGCCGACGACGTCCTCAACGAGATGCTCCGGGGCCACACGATCCAGCAAGCCATCGACGCCGCAGTAACGCGGTGGATGGGCTGGACGATTGGCCGCCAGACCAGCAAGGACTACGGCATCCCCAAGGGGCTGCCTTACCTGACTGGCTTCGTGATCCACTGCGAAGTGACTGACGAGTCCTTCGAAGCCGAAGCCGCGTAAGGAGATCACCATGGCCGCCGTCGTCACCACCCCGCAACTCGAAGCCAACTACGACAAATTCATCGCCGAACTGACCAAGCTCACCCGCAAGTACGGCGTGGCAATCCAGTCAGTCGGCGGCGTCATCCTCGCCGATGACCCCGGCGAATTCGGCAACGTCACTTACTTCGCCGACATCACCAGCGGCGACCTCCTGCCGGAGTTCCCCACCGACTGACAGCGCGTCGAATGCCACGCCATCGGACAGCCTGATGGCCTTCGCTCCGGCATAGTCCTGCCAGCGGCGAACGATCACATCGACGTACTTCGGATCCAGTTCGATCAGCCGCGCTTTGCGGCCTGACTTGTGGGCCGCGATCATCGTGGTGCCTGACCCACCGAAGGGATCCATCACCACATCCCCCGGGCGACTGGAATTCCGAATCGCCCGTTCCACCAGTTCCACCGGCTTCATAGTCGGGTGCAGATCGTTCTTCTGCGGCTTCTTGATCTGCCAGACGTCGCCCTGGTCGCGATCTCCGCACCAGTGACGATCGGCGCCCTCGGGCCAGCCGTAGAGAATTGGTTCGTACTGGCGCTGGTAGTCGGCCCGACCCAGGGTAAAAGTGTTCTTGGCCCAGATGACGAAGGTCGACCAGTGGCCACCGGCTGCACGGAACGCCGCCTGCAGTCGGTCGAGTTCGCTCGACGACATGGCGACGTAGATGCCGCCCTGGCAATGCGCTACGGTAGGCGTCAATGCTGCCAGCAGGAAATCGTAGAAACCATCGCCCAGATTGTCGTTGAGGATCGCACGATCCTTGCCGCGCATCCTGTCCTTGGCCGAGTTGGCGTAATTGACGTTGTACGGCGGATCGGTGAAGACCATGTCGGCAATCTTGTCGCCGAGCACCATCGCGTAGGCATCGACATCGGTCGCATCACCACAGATCACCCGGTGCTCACCACAGATCCAGACGTCGCCCGCCCGGGATACGACGGTGCCGGACCCGTCCGGAACCGCATCCTCGTCGGTGTCGCCTTCGGTAGTGGTTTCCTCTCCCACCAGTAGATCGGCCAGGGCGTCGGCATCGAAGCCGGTCAGAGCCAGGTCGAATTGATCGTCCTGCAACGCGGCCAGTTCCACCTGCAGCATCGCCTCGTCCCAGCCGGCGTTCTCGGCGATGCGGTTGTCCGCGATCACCAGGGCCCGGCGTTGGGTGGGCGTCAGATGGTCTAGCACCACGACCGGCACCATGGCCAGACCGAGTTTCTGTGCAGCGGCCAGACGGCCATGCCCCGCCACGATGACACCATCGCCGCCGGCCAGGATCGGGTTGGTGAAACCGAACTCGGCGATCGACGCCGCGATCTGGGCAACTTGGGCTTCCGAGTGCGTGCGGGAGTTGCGGGCATACGGCACCAGCTTGGCCGTCGGCCATTGTTCGATCTTGTCGGCAAGCCAGGAAATCGTCATGCCGCACCTCCCAGACGTTCGCTGGCCACCGCCGAGAAGGTCTGTCCCGTCGCCACGAGCGTCACCGGCACCTCGGGAAAGTTCTGCTGGAAGCGCTTCACGGCGACATCCACATATTCGGGGGCAATCTCGGTCGCCCGTACCTTTCGGCCGGTGCGCTCTCCCGCCAGCAGGGTCGTGCCCGAACCGCAGAAGGGTTCGAAGACGATATCGCCGGCATCGGTGTAGGCCTCCAGAATGAACTGGGGCAGCGCCACCGGGAACACGGCCGGGTGATCGATGTCCTGCCCGATCTTGCCTTTGTGCCGCATGATGCGGATCACGGAATCTGGAATCTTGGTCTCCTGCGTCGGCTGACCGGCAGCGGTCCAGCCCCCGATCGTGCCATCAGCTTTGCGCATGGCTGTCGAACTGCCGTCCTTGCGCAGATGGGTTTCCTGACCGGCAAATTTGCAGGGCACGATCTTGTTTGCCTGACGTGCCTGGCGGTTGAAGTGGAAGACAAATTCGAAGGACGGAGCCAGCCGGCCATTCCAGTCTCCGGGCAATCCCGGTCCTTGGTCCCAGACGTACCAGGCAAAACGTCGCCATCCCTGGGTACGCATCCAGTCGATCCAGCCGTCCCAGTACGGGATGACTTCGTTGTCACGATGGATGAGGCCAAGATTGACCAGCACCTGGCCGTTGGTGGCCATCGGCAGGTTGGCGAAGACGCCCCGCATCAGGACATCCCAATCAATGATGGTGTTCGTGTAGTCCCGCTGATTGCCATAGGGTGGCGAAGTGAAGCACAGGGAGGCCTGCTCGCCGGCCATCAGCGTTCGGATAACGGTCAGATCGGTGGCATCGCCGCAGATGACGCGGTGCGCGCCGATCTGCCAGATATCGCCAGGGCGTGAGACTGGGTTAGCCGAGGTATCGGGAACCTCGTCGGCAGCATCATCTTCGGTTTCATCCGAGGGCTCATCCTGAAGAGCTTGTTCTGCCCCAACCAGCAGTTCCTCGATCTCCTCGTTGGTAAAGCCGGTCATGGGCAGGTCGTAACCCGCCTCGGACAACTCGGCCAGTTCCAGCGAAAGCAGTTCCTCATCCCACCCGGCATCCAGCGCCAGTCGGTTGTCGGCAATCACGTAAGCCCGCTTCTGTGCCGCGTTGAGGTGGCCGAGTTCGATGACCGGCACTTCCGGCAGATCCAGCTTGCGCGCTGCCGCCAGTCGGCCGTGGCCGGCAATGATGCCGTTGGCGCCGTCGACGAGGATGGGCTGTGTCCAGCCGAACTCGACGATGCTGGAGGCCAGCTTGGCGATCTGCGCCTCGGAATGCGTGCGCGGATTGCGGGCAAAAGGGATCAGCGTCTCGATCTTGCGATACTCGACGCGCAGTTGTTCGGTCATAGAAATGCAAGAACCCGCCACAGGGGCGGGTCATCAAAGGGTGGTAACTCGGTTCAGGTGGTAACCAGGGTGGTAACTGGTAACCTCAATTTGCGGTCAGACGGTAGCGAAATGCCGGGCTCGCGCCTCCCGCATGGGCTTTTTGACAGGAAGGACCCGTCGAATTTCTGACCGGAAGCGATGTAGGCATCACACCCACACCGCTCGCCAGATCATAGCTGTCATGCTATCCAATTTTCGGGGTTGATGTTGCAGGGCCAAAAACCGCTGATTGCCGCTGCCTGCCTCTGTGTCACGCTCACGCACGCCAAATCACTTCAAAATACTACCGTGCGATGCGTCTGCTCATTGAGTCGTTCGACAACGACCTGCAGTGCACGTTGCCACCGCCGCCAAGCGGTCGTGCGCTCGCAGCCGAAGCGGCGACAGATGAACTTCCATTCGTAGTGCTTGGCGCGCATCCAGATCAGATGACGCTGTTCGACTTCGAGCCACTGCACCCAACGCATCGTCTCCAGCATTTGCTCGATGGCCTGAGGTGATGGTGGCAAGGGGCGATAGACATGCTCTTCGTCTGGGTAGGTCTCCCAAGCATCCCTGGCAAATGCCGGCCACACGTTGAAGTAGCCTTGGACGGTGACCCTGGGCAGTCGCCGACTGGCTTCAGCCGCTTCGGCAAAGCGTTCTGCCACGATCTCGATTGTCCACTCAAGCACGGCGCTTCTCCCCATACAGGCGCTCGCCCAGTTGCCGGACGAACTCACGTTCCATGAAATCCAACCGATCATCGTTTTCAGCGATAACCAGGATGTGTTGATCGCGCCAACCCTGACGTTTAATGTCCTCGGGTTCTTCCCGCGAAGTGCTGCGCCCGAGTGGGCAGCGGTAAGGAGGAATGGAGATCTTCACCTCACACCTCCTGTGTCTCGATAGCCCAGTGGAGCAGTGCCAGAGCATCGGCTTCGTTGTCGTCTTTGGGATCGTGACCCCGTGACTGGGCGGCGAGGATCATCTCGTCCTTGCCCGCATTACCCTTGCCGGTCGCGTGCTTCTTGATCGTGCCGACCGGCACGCCCTGGTACGGGATCTGGTGGTGCTCGCACCATGCAGTAAGCGTGGCCAGGAAACCACCATAGGCATGAGCGGCATCGACACCGACGTGGCGTCGCACCTCCTCGAAGTAAACGGCATCGATTTCGCCAGATTGCTTGATCTCCGTGAGCCACCGCTTGAAGCGCAGATAGCGCATGCCTCCTCCCTCGAAGCGCTGAGGCCGAAAGGTCTCCGTGTCACTGATGATCTGGCCGTCCTTGAGGCGGACAGCCCAGCCTGTGTTGGTACCCAAATCAAGGGCCAGGATCGTCGTGTTCATATGTTCAGTCCTTTCTTGCTTTCGGTCTGACGCAGCCGACACGGTTTGTCGAAACATTCCATGAGGCGCGCACGCGCACACGTGTGGCGAGTTACGTGAAAGAGCGTCGGCTGCGTCAGACAGATGGTTTTTCATGAGCGTCATTTGTCGGCATAGGGGGTGTAAGCAGGCGCGGGCGGGTTCTTGAGGCCGACGCCCTGAAATCCCCGCACGCCCATGCTGTTGCGCCATTTCTCGATGCCGCGTGTGATGAGCAGATCGGAAAAGCGCCGCTGCGAGCCGATGAATTCGCCTGCTGCCTCTGCCCACTGTTTCCAGTCGTTGAACAGTTCGGCGGTCAGCGACTTGGCATTGGGCTCGCGCACACAGCACTCATCCAGCCAACGCCCCAGTGCATCCTCGGCTTCGAAATATTCCTCGGTCGCCTCGACCACTCGCTGGGGAGGATCAAGCCGGCCCAGACGCTGCCAGTCGAGGCAGCCCTGCACCGCCCAGGCTAGGATGCCGTCGCGCTCGGCCAGCAATTTTTGCTGCAGATGCTTGTCGCGACGCTCGGGTGGCACGGTGATCGTGAACGGGATCAGGTGCAGGCGCCGCTTCATCGCTTCGTCGATGTTGCGAATCGCCGGCTTGTGGTTGCCGGCCACGAACAACTTGAACTGCGGGAAAAACTCGAAGAAGTCCTGACGCATGAATCGCGCCGAAATCTTGTCGCCCCCGGTCAGGTTTTTGACCTTCGATTCGGCCCAGCGACGCCCCTGTTCGGTTTCGATGGCGGCAACGAAGCGTGCACCGCGCAGCCCTGCCATGTCGGTCGGATGCCGGTCGGTGCGCGTTTCCATGAAGGTGTCCATCGGCGCGTTGGTCGCGTAGTCACCGAGGATGGTGGCCAGCGTGTTCACGAACACCGACTTGCCATTCGCGCCCGTGCCGTACAAGAAAAACAGCGCATGCTCTCGCGTCGACCCGGTGAGTGCGTAGCCGACCATTCGCTGCAGATAGCTCTGCAACTCCGTATCGCCTCCCGTAACCTCATCGAGGAACTGACGCCAGATCGGGCAGTCACCTCCAGGTGTGGCCGTGGTGATTTTCGTCATCCGGTCAGCACGATCATGTGGGCGCTGGCGGCCGGTTTTCAGATCGACGACACCACCTGGGGTATTGAGCAGCCATGGATCGGCATCCCATTCCTCAGTGGTGGCCGCATGCCTGCGGTCCGCACGCGACAGCCGCTCAACGCCACCGACCGTACTGGCACTGGCCAGCTTGGCGGCCACCTTGGGATTCTCGGCACGCACGGCGGCATGCCGGCAAACGCTACGGATCAGATCGGAGGCGGCCAGCGTGTCCTCGGTACGCCAGCGATTGCCATCCCACACCAGCCAGCGACCCCAGGTTGAAACGTAGCGCCAGTCGCGGTGATAACGCCGGGTGAAGGCCAGAGCCAATGCATCCTCTGTGCCCCACACCGATTCGTCGCTGCTCGCGACCGGCTCGGCATCCACGGTGATGTCGTGCATCTGCAGGCGCGGGCCATGGGCAAGGAAGGCGGCGACATCAAATCCCTCTGAGATGGCATCCGCTGCATCCCATCCCTCTGCCGCCTCCTCGGGCGGGTACAGAATGAAGCAGGACTTGGCCCCCGCCGAGAGGATGGCTTGTGCCGCCTGCGTTGCGTATTCCCAGCCCGGCTTGTCTCGGTCAGGCCAGATCAGCACCGACTTGCCGGCCAGCGGCAACCAGTCGGTTTTGTCGACCGGGGCGTTCGCGCCGTGCATCGCCGTGGTCGCCACGATGCCGACCTCGATCAAGGCCTGCGCGCATTTCTCGCCCTCAACCAGTACCACTTGACTGGCCAAGGCCACTCCGGGCTGGTTATAGAGAGGGCGCGGCTCGGGGGGAGCCATCTTGCGCCGCTTTGCATCCCAGGGTCGGAATTCCTTCTTCCGACCAGGTGGGTCGTAGCGGTAGACAACTGCAATCAGTTTGCCAGCCGCATCGAGGTAGTCCCATTTTGCGGTTGCCGGCCCAAGTTCATCGACCGGGACCTCCTTCCTGGTCTTGCGGGATGGGACCGGGGGCGACTGACCGAGCAGATCAGCAGCATGCTGCAGCACACGCGGGAACTCCGTCTGCGCGTCTGCACCCAGATGCGCTGCGATCAGATCAAAGATGTCACCGCCATCACCGGTCGCCCGATCCGTCCATAGCCCGGCCTTGTCGCCATCGAGAACAACTTCGAGGCTATCGCCTGGGCTGCCAAGCACGTCGCCGATGAGGAATTTACCCTTGCGCTTCTTTCCTGCCGGGAACAGCGTGGCCAGTACGGATTCCAGTCGGCCGACGAGATCCGTCCGTAACGACTCACGTGTCGCCCCGCTCTCAGATGGCAACTCAACCGGGGCATCGTTGAAATCAAGCATTCGCCGCGCCTCCCTGTGCCAACATCCACGTTTCCAACTCGTGCAATTTGAAGCGGACGAGCTTGCCGACCCGGTAATGCGGTATGCCCAGTCGTGCTCGTTCCTTGGGATGCGTGAGCAGGTACATGGGCAAATTCAGGCAATGGGCAGCCTCGCTTGCATCGACCAGGCGTTCGCCAAATACATCGCTGATGGATGATGGGTTCATGCTGTATTCCTCCAGCACCGGTCCTGCCATGCGCACATCCGGCACTCAAAATGGGTGGGGTCATGAAAGGCACGTGGAAGCAATTCGCCGGCTTCAGTCGCCGAGATCACGTTCAGCGCCCGATCGGACATGCGTTGGGCCAGGGCTGCGTCGAAGGGCACCAATTCGGTGTAGATCTCCATGGTGTCGGCATTGACCGCCGTGAAGATGGCTGGCTGCTCATGCAACTCGAGGTAGGCTTGATAGATCGCCACCTGCGCGGCATAGACTGGCTTGGCCACCGCCAACCCACTCTTTTCGAGATCGCGCCAGGACTTCGAGCCCAGACATTTGTTCTCCCAGAGCGCGGGATAGGCGAAGCCCTGGGGACCGCCGACGATGACGCCGTCGATATGTCCTTGCAGACGTCCACCAGCCGCCGAGAAACCAAACTGATCACCATTGGCCTTGCGAGTGCGCAGATCGAACCCTGCCGCCCGTAGCCAGTCGACCATGCAATCCTCCATGACATGGCCGCGCCTGAAGATGCGTAGCAAGCGTCCATCGTGGTCACGACCATGGTCGACTGGCGCCTTGGCAAACTCATACTGCAACGCCCGCGCACAGGACACGCCGAGACGAGATGCCCCGAGGTAGTCACGCGGCACCTCTTCGGAACGCAGGCGCTGCATTCCAAAATCGACCAATGCCGTGACCTGACCGGAGAGGCTTGACGAGGAGTTGAAGTTCATCATCGCTTCGCCCCCTTCCCGTCTTCCCATGGCAAGTCGTCCTCCAGATCGGCGAAGGGGTTGGCCATCGGATCCGGTGTCGGCACCATGCCACGTACCGGTGGGAACTTGGTCTCTTCGTGGTGCTCGACCATCGCATCGGTGTAGCAGGTGACAATGGCGTCGATCACGCGCAGTGCCTCGGCTTCGCTATAGTCGCCGAGCGGTTTGGCAAATCCAATCTCACCGGCAGCTTCGCCGAAGGACTTGAGGCACTTGCGCATAGCGGCCAGTTCGACGTCAGATGGATCGATCATGGCGACCTCCACGATGCGCTTGCCGCCATCCTTCACGCGCAGCCAGTTGCCATACAAGGCGTGAAACACATCCTGACAGCGGCGTGAACAGAACACCCAGTCGATCGGGTAGCGCCGTGGATCGCCGATGCGATGCCGGTTGTCGGAGTGGCCGAATCCCCGCGCCTGGCGTTGGCATACCCAGCACTTGCCGCTCATACATGGCAACCTCCGGCCGGCTTGCCCGGGCGAGCGCGAACCGCGTGGTCCGTGCAATAGGCATCGAGTTCGACGTAGTCATCGCGAATCGGGGTCGAGCCGATACGCACGCCACTGGGATGGCGGCAGCGCGCAATGCGCAGGCCGCCAATATCACTGGCGCTTGACGGATCGAGATGGCGACAATTGCCGCAACGTTTCCCGTTCATGCCCATCCCCTTACTGTGCCCAGGCCGGTTTGCCCGACACAGAAGCGCTCGGTGTCGGGGCGGATGGCGTCGTCGGGCGAGCAACGGTAGGCGCGGCCATCGGGGCGGGAGTGCTTCCGACGGCGCGGGCGTACTCGGGCTGATCGGGCTCGACAGCGATCTTCACCACGTTGCGCAGTTCGCCGCGACCATCCTTCTCGACATCGATGCGAGCGACGAACTCGATGCCGTCCAGTTCGTGGAACCCCTGGATGCGGCGTGCAGCCGCCGCTTGCGGTGAGTTGTCCTTGGGATTGATATTGCGGGCGCTGTTGAGCGCAGCGCGAACGAACGTCCTGCCCATGTTGCCCCACGCAGGCCCCTTCGCACTGTGCAGGCCGATGTTCGACCACATCTTGCGGCGGGCGAATTCACCCTCAAGGATCACGAACTCGCAGGCCAGGTAGATGCTGCCCGTGTCGAAGCTCTGCGTGGCATATCCTCCCGCCCATCCCTGTGCGGCATCATCGTAGCCACCGGGCTTGATGGTCATGCGCACACGGGCGACAGTGCCCTTGGGAATGAGGTCGAAGGATTGTTGTTGTTCGGCGTCGTTGAAATCGTTCCAGGCAGACATGATTACTCCTTGGTAATTTGGGATTGGGTTGCGGTGGCGCACTTCTCGATGAGCGCGCGCAAGTCGGGTGGCTCCAGCAAATCAAGCTGACCGGAGCGATCCTTGGCGGGATAGCCGTAGGGATTCAGGGTGTGGGTGACAAAGGCACGGTAGGCAGAGCCGTCCTCGGCTTTTATCTCGGCCAGAGTCACCACCTCATCCACGATGCCGGGAAGCTCGGCCGAGGTTTTGGCGCCCTCGATCTGCGGGACGAACACCTTGCGATTGAAATCATCGAGACGTTCATCGAGGATGGACACGAACACCACATGCTTGCCCCGGGCGTGCTGAAGATGCATCAGCGCACCGAGCATCTCGGTACCGAGCAACCCATAGGCGCCGCGCGTGTCGGGTTTGCCTGTGCGCTCGGACATCGCCTGCGGCTGCGTCTTAGCCCAGATCAGCGCCAGCCGGGCCAGCACCGTGATGCTGTCGACGAAATAGCAGTCGTATTTCGCCAACTGTTCCGGATCGCCATAGCGCTCACAGACATGCTGATAGTGAGCATCCGAGTACGGAGCCTCGGCAGGCAATGCCGGATTCGGCCCTGCCAGAAACACCACCAGATCGCGGAATTCCGGCCAGGTCGTCGGCCGCACACAGTCGCCCCGCCAATCCTTGACCGCAAGATCACCGGCTTCCAGATCGACGAACAAGGTGGTGTCTTCAGGAAGCGTCTTGAGTTGGGTAGTCTTGCCGATGCCGCTCTTGCCGAGTAGCACCAGCTTGACCCCCTTCTTCTCGCGCAGTCGCTGGTCAGCGGTAATGATGGGAAGAGCCATCACGCCACCTCCTTCAACTGCTCGGCAACCGCCGGATTCCAGAGAATCTGGTAGCCGCTATGGCCATTGCGCGAGTACGGCATGGCTTCAGCCCAGGATTCGCCTGCCTCGGTCAGTTCCCACTCATCACGATCATTGCGGAACTGAAGACCGTAGTTGGCCAGGCGTTGGTTGGTTGCCTTGGCAGAGATGCCGATCAACTTGCCGAGCTGAGTCGCATTGAGCGAACAGATTGGTTCGTTGGCCACGGGCAGTGCGCGACGCATCGTCTCGACAGTCAGCCCGGTGTTTTCCTGGATGCAGGTCAGCGTCGCGGCCATGGCAATCCCGGCCTTAACCCCCGGCACCTTGGCGACGGCCTCGCCGATCAACAACAGGGCCGTGACACGATCCTGCGTTGGCGCGGGCAAAGCGGCCAGGGCCGGAACCGCGTAGCTCCCGGTCTTGCGAATGCTCGGCAAGACATCGCTGGTCACCCAGCGCTTGAACCTTTTCGCGGCCTCCTTGGTGCTACCGAGGATCAGCGCGTAAAGGCCAGACTCATTGACGTGGTTTGCGCGCTGGGTCCGCCCAAGGCTATCGATGACCTCGCGTTTTGCGAGGTCATCGGCATCGACGTGCTTGGAAACAGCATCAGAGGGATTCGCCAATTCCAGGGCAGCACAGACGTCATTGGCGTTGAACCATGGCTGGCCGGCATCATCAATCTGCACCCGGAGGGCGTGGGACTCAAACTGAAACGGAGTAAGCATGTTCATGATCACTCCTTCCAGTCGATCGCGGACAGACGATCCGAACCGATCGCGCCGACCTTGCGGGCATTGATATAGAGATCGTCCAGTGCGCAGCGACGACGGCTGGCAAGGGACTGCTCGTCAGCGGCAAACTGGATAGCAAAGGCCAGTTCGTCGAGGGTCGCGGTGTGAGTCGGGATGACCACTTCGTGCCCGTCCCGATCCCGGTAGCGGATCTGCTCCGGCAGGTTTTCGGCGAAGAGTGAGCTGACGTGTTTTCGCAGCGTGGCGGTATTGATGGTATTCATGCATTACTCCTCAGAATCGAGATCAAGGGCGTAGATGGCCTTGCCGGGTTTGACGGTGCGGGCGGCCTCGAACTGCTCGCGCAGTGACGTCGGCCAGTTGTTGAAGCGGGACTCGGGGACGCTGAACTCGATGTCGAGGTAGTCCTCGACACGATCGCCAGAGGCGGCGATGCGCTTGGCAATCTCGGCTAATTGCTTCTGGTCCCAACTGACGCGTTTCGGTTTGTCGATCGACACGCTGAGCGGGCCGTCACTGAAGCGAACCGTACCGAAATCCTTGCCGGTCTCTGCACGCGCAGCGCGTTCCAGTTCTCCGAATCGCTGCTGCATGGCGGTATGCACCTTGGCCTGCTCCTTCTTGAGCCAGTCGGCCAATTGCCCGAGATTGCGTTGAACTTCGACGAGGTGTGCCGGTGGCAGCGCCTGCAATTGCGACACCGACATTGCAGTGAGCTGATCGGGGAAGATGATGAGATCGTTCATCGCTATCCCCTTCACCGCGCCACGCGCTCAGAAGTCGAGTCGTGCAGCGCGCTATATTCGAAGTCGATGACGGCCTCGAGGGGATAGCTGACCCGCTTCGACAGCTTGAGATAGCGGGGTCCGCGACCTTCGCTGCGCCAACGCTGCAGGGTCTTGGGGCTGACACCCCAGCGCTGCGCGAGCTCGTTTTCGTTCAAGACCCGCCGGTCGCCCGGAGCCAGGCTGTTGATCGCCGGGTGGGGCGATTGATGGGTGTTATTGACTGGTGTCGGCATGTAAGCCTCCTATGACGTTGTTGAGGAATTGCAGGCCTCATTTCAGTCGTCGGGTGGCGAACATAAGAGGGACCGAATGGCGAACCACGACGGAACTTCTGGTTCGCTAATGCCGGTCTACAGACGCAAAAACGGCGAGCACATGGCTCGCCGTCAGCTTCAGAGTTTCGGGGTTGGACGATTAAGGCGCGAACCCCAGCGCCTTGCGCTGCTCTTGCCAGTCACGAGGCAGTTGGTCGCGACGGCCGCGTAGCGTATGGAGATTCAGATCACGGGGCTGGCGCCCCTCGAGAACCGACTCGATGATGTCCGGCGCCAACGTGGTCAGACGCAATACTTCTGCCACCCACCCAGGCTCGAGCTTCAATGACCGCGCCAAATCGTTCGCCGTTGGATAGCGCCCCTCATCGAGCAGACGCTGCCAGTAGAAGGCCTTGCCCAACATCTTGATCATTGGCAGATCATGCCCTCCGTTGCCCTGGCCTGGGCCGTCGCCAGGAGGCGGAATCATCACTTTCCGGTTCTGCTTACGCCGGATGGTCAGCGGCACCAGCGTCACACGCTGATGACCGGTGGTGTAGTCGCGAGCATCGCCACCGATATCGATTCGGACGCTACGCAGACGGGGATTGTTCGCTTTCATGGCAGGTTTGATGGTCGTTCTCATGCGAACGCTTCCTCCCTGGACTCCTTCATCTCCTCAACCAGAGGGTGCTGCGCAATGTCAGCCCCCAGCCCAATCCACCCGTCCTCGCGCCAAAGGATATCCAGTCCTTGCCCGTGCACTTGGATACGCTCGATCAGCAATTGCGTGATGCGTTGCTGCTCAAGCGGAAAGAGCTGTTCCCACACTGCCCCGATTCGTTGCATCGCGATCAGCACATGTCCTTCGTCGAGATCCGCGCCAGCGGGATGTTTCTGGCAGGCACGCCAGGTGGCGACGAGCATCTCCGGCGAGCGGAGCGCCAGGTGGATTTGTTCAAGAACTGCGGCCTCGATCTCGGCGGCAGGTAGGGCACCGATATCTTCGGTACCGGGCAGCAATGTGGCCCCGGCATTGCGCCGCTTGTGCAGGTAGGGCACGTAGTAGCGATAGAGGCGTCCGTTTTTCTTCTTCGTGAAGTGATGAATCATGCGCTGCCCATCGGGTGCGAACAGTAGGCCGGCCAGCAGTGCGGGATGTTCGGTGCGGTGCTCACGAGGGCCTTGCTTCCGCCGTTCGATGAAGGCGTGAGCCGCATTCCAGAGTTCTTGGGGGACGATAGCCTCGTGCTGCCCTGGAAAGCTCTGTCCTTTGTGGACCATTTCGCCAAGGTAGATGCGGTTGCGCAGCAAGGCGAACAGATATTGCTGATCGATGGGGCGCCCCGGGCGTTGCTGTCCGCCCTGAGTCACCCAGGACTTGGTAGTGTGACCTTCGATGGCCAGTTCCCGAACCAGTTGTGCCGCCGATCCATGCTCGGCATAACGCCGGAAGATGCCACGCACCAAATTCGCTTCGGAGGCTTTGACCACCAGCTTTCGCTCCACGACGTCGTAGCCCAATGGGGGCATGCCACCCATCCACATTCCCTTGGCTTTGCTGGCGGCAATCTTGTCGCGAATACGCTCGCCAGTGACCTCCCGCTCGAACTGAGCAAAGGACAGCAAAATGTTCAGCGTCAGCCGCCCCATGGACGTGGTTGTGTTGAACTGCTGGGTGACCGAAACGAAGGACACGCCGTTGCGATCGAACACGTCCACCAGCTTGGCAAAATCCGACAAGCTGCGGGTCAGACGATCGATTTTGTAAACCACGACGATATCAACTCTGCCGGCCTCGATATCTGCCATGAGGCGCTTGAGACCAGGCCGATCCAAGTTCCCTCCCGAGTACCCGCCGTCGTCGTAGCCGTCGTCCACAGCAAGCCAGCCTTCGTGACGCTGACTGGCGACGAATGCCAGGCCGGCGTCACGTTGCGCTTCGAGACTGTTGTACTCCTGGTCCAGACCTTCGTCAGTGGATTTACGCGTATAGATGGCGCATCGCTTTTTTGGGACGATCGGCTGCGAAGGCGCGGACATGGTACGCATCGTTCTCATACGACCTCCTTCTTGTTACGTGACTTGAGTCCGAAGAACAGGGGGCCCGACCATGGACTGCCCGTGATTACCCGGGCAATGGCGCTCAAGCTGGTGAATCGCTGTCCCCGATATTCGAAATCGCGCACGCCTCGCACCAACACATGGTGGTCGATGTCATCGTAGGTTCGCGTCAATATGGTGCCGGGCAGTAGCCGATCGGCATCACGTTGCAGATTCTTGGGCAGCACGCCAGTTTCGCCGATGCTCTCAAGTTTGCGTCGTACTGAAACCTTGAGGCATCCGTAGGCACGTTCCTGGAGTTTGTAGGCCAGTCGACTCTCCAGCCAGGTGCGGTGATGATGGTTCGGCCGCTGGTCAAAATGCTCATCCCACAGCGCCCAGAGGCTGTCCATCGGTAACAGAGGAAGCTGGGCGATTCGGGCCGATATGGTTGCGGTGTCGGGCAGAGGTGCGTGTGTCGTCAT